GTTTAAATTCAGGCTCATTTCCAGACATGACATCAAATGCACGTTTTAGCACGTCATTTGGCGTTTGAAATGGATTTTTACCTAATAGTGTTGCTACTTGTGATCCGGACAGAATATCATCCGGCGTAAGTTTACCTTCTGCGGTTTTTCTCATATAAATTTCTCTTTCTTCATTAATGCCCTTAAACTTTCTGAATTAAAAGGCTTGTTGTACATAGTTCTAAGGCCTATGCCATTTAAATGATCTGATATGGCTTGTAGATCTGGCATTTTCCTACGTGTTCTTTTATTGATTTTGATAAAGTTACGATCTTTTAAAAGGCCTGTTAAGATTGGGCTTACGCGCATTCTATACGCTTCTGCTTTATCTTTTGTGGCCATGCCACCGAGATGTTGCGCGCGGGCTAGCTTAAACGGTGGCGCGCCTAGCTTGATGCCTTTATCGCGTAATGCTTGCAAGGCTTGTCTTGTTCTTAAGCTGATGAGATCCGCTTCATGTTCTGCGATCATGCCCATTAAATGCCATTCAATCTTAGACATTTGAGCATGACCCGCAACCTGAACGGGTACCTCTTCTTTAAGTAAGGCCGTTATGAAGTGTAGATCACGGGCCAAACGGTCAACCTTAGCAACAAGCAAGATTGCATTCTCGTTGCGCGCTAGCTGTAAAGCTGTATGTAGCTGAGGTCTATTTTCATCACTAACTTTGCGCCCGCTTTCTTTCTCGATAAACTCGGCGAAATGCTCGCCTTGCTGATCTTGAATATGACTTTTAACGAGGGCGCGTTGCGCGTCTATTCCTAGGCTTTGCTTAGTCGTAGAAACGCGTAGATATGTGATATATTTCATAAGGCCCCCATTTGCAATAAAACAGCAAACAGAACCGCTATTATTATGTATTCATTCATAATATTATCCTCTATGGTTATAAATAATAGATATATGTATATCTAATACAGATGATATATCGAATTGTTATGAGATGTCAACACTTTTATTTGATATAATTACACTATGGAATATAAGCTACCTAAACCACCAAAGATAAAAGAAAAGGTTATGCAACCTGACCAAAGGAAGTTCTGCGTTGTTCCTCTTCGTGCTGTGTTGGCTAAAGACCTCACATTGACAGGATTAAAGATTCTTTGTTTGTTGGCTAGCTATTGCAATAAAGCTGGGTTTACTTATGTATCGCAAGCAAGGTTAGCCAATGACTTAGGAGTGAATCAAAGTGCCATTAATAGACAGATTAAACAGCTAGAGACTAAGGGATATATTAAGCAATTCGGTGGCTATTCTACAAACATTAAAGGCAAGACCAAGCGCATCATCTATGATGAGAATATCTCAGACAGAGAAGCGGAACAGATCGCGGGGGAACCACGGGAACCATTCACGAATAGGGAATATAATCAGATGTTGCAAAAAAACAACATGTTGCGTAAAAACAACAGTTTAAGTGATAACAAATCACATGATGAGGTCATGCAATCTAGTCAGTCGGATAAAGAGATAATAGCTAGTTTGAAAGCGAGTGTTTCAACACCGTTGCAAAAAGCTATGGTTCAGCGCGATTACGAGCAAGGAATTCCACTGGATATCATCAAAGCCCGTTATATCAAGGGTTAACAGCTATTGACGGATAGGGCTAAACGGTCGTATAGCCTTTTGAATTATCACATACAACCCTACATAATTGCATCGCATGGCCTGAACACCGCATATCTAGGGCTTCTGAGAAAGTGACCTTGTTCCCCCCCCACCCCACCTCATTTCTGCTCCCTGTCTCACTCAAATTTTTCCCAGCTTTTTCAGATTGTCTTTACATCGTTGCAAAACTTCACGCTTGCCAGCTTTATCTAAAGATATCCATTGCGACAAGTCATCGTAGGTACGCCCACAGCCTTCGCACGTGGGTGTGCCTTCGAGTGTCGTATAGCGACATAAGTTGTTACAGGGTGACTTCATGTTGGTTATCCCTTTTTTTTATATAAAAAAAGATGTTAACAAGACATGTTAACAAGTTGTTGACAGAGTTTCAGACGAAAAGAACCAGAGCCGTATATAATACGTTATCATCTAAAAGATGTGTAGTTCTCGTTTATCAGTATCAGGTTAATGATCTCACTACTAACCTAGCTTTACACAGATCCCGGATGATGGAGAGTCCTAGCTAATGTACTGTTTATCTCATTTGGTCACTACTACCGCATGAAGGGCTGGCTCACAGGCCCCGTATTCATATTGTGACATAGTTTAATTTTATTTGCAAGTTATAAAAAGTATTGTTGACATAGATATACATTAGATATATATTAATACAAGTGGAGATAATTATGTTTGAATTTGTATTAGTTGTATACATCACAATGCAGCAGCCAGAATATGTAGGACATTTTGTAGATTGTACAAGAGCCAGTGAGTATGCAATTAAACATTATAAAGAGGCAGAGTATACCAGTTGCTTACATGAAGATTATATTCACTTACCATTAGGTTTAATTAAGAAGGAAATTAAATGACAGAAATAGAAAAGATCAATGATAATGAAAAAGATGAAATTACAAAGTATGCTATTGCTATCTCTACAGGATTAATACGCAGATATGAATATCATTATTTAGTAGATCATCCAGATGAATTTGCTAAAGACGTTTTTGATATAGCTGAAGCTTTATATGATAGAAGAAAGGGTTTGTATGACTGATGGAGTGGGTCCCGGAGGTAAAGGAGATAAACCTAGACCTACAGACAAAAAGAAGTTTGATGAAGGATGGGAAAGAATCTTTGGAAAGAAAAAAGCTAAATGAATATATTAAGTTTATTTGATGGAATGAGTTGTGGTCAGATTGCTTTAAGGCAACTAGGCATTCCTATAAACAAATATTATGCAGCAGAAATAGATCCGTATGCAATGCGTGTCACACAGAATAACTTTCCTGATACAATTCATTTGGGTGATGTCACTAAAGTGAAAGGTGAGGATTTAGAAAAAATAGATCTACTACTAGGTGGTAGCCCATGTCAAGGATTTAGTTTTGCCGGCAAACAGTTAAACTTTGATGATCCAAGATCTGCATTGTTCTTTGAGTATGTCAGACTGTTAAAAGAATGTAATCCTAAATACTTTCTACTAGAGAATGTCAGAATGAAGAAAGAATATCAGGATGTCATTACAGAACATCTCGGTGTTGAACCGATTATGATTAACAGTGCATTAGTGTCTGCACAAAATCGAGTACGATTGTATTGGACCAATATACCTAACATTACCCAACCTAAAGATAAAGGTATTGTATTAAAAGATGTATTAGAAGAAACACCTGATAATTTTGTTAAGATGTCTAACACATTTACTGCTAGACAAAAAGGAAATCGTTGCCTAACAGATATGACACAGAAGAAAGCTAGTAATTTATCTGCAATGGAATATGTAAAGAATGGTAGACAAGGTGATTATATTGCTTGTAATAATAGCGGTAGTCCAATACAAATTGGTATAGCTGATGATATTAATGGGCATGATATATTAAAACGAGTCTATAGTCCTGAAGGTAAATCACCTACATTAACAACTATGCAAGGTGGAAATACACAACCTAAAGTAGCATTATATGAAAATGAACAACCACATAAAGATAACTATAAAAAATTAAGAGATGAATCAGAAGAGAAAGTATTAGCAACACAAATGAATAATAGTAAAAATTTTGGTAATGCTGTACGAGAAAAGAAAGCATTTACACTGCGCGCATCTAATCCAAATGGTATGATTAACAAAGAACAATATTATTACAGAAAACTAACACCACTAGAATGTGAACGATTACAAACTGTACCTGATGGTTATACAGAAGGTGTATCTAATACACAAAGATATAAGATGTTAGGTAATGGCTGGACAATAGAAGTGATTAAACATGTCTTACAAAACATTACGTGAATTCTATAAACTCATCTGTAATGAGTTCAACGAGGGTGAACCGTTGGAATACAAGTTCACTGATCCAAGTGGCTATTGGAAAATGACTAAGGGTTTTACCGGGCATGGCTTGAAGGAGATAGGGGCCGCGCAATGGTTAAAGATGATTGAGATGTGTAAGCGTGATGTTGAAGCAGAACATAACAATGAGAAGAATAAACGCGGTAGGCCTACGAAAAAGATTAAAAGTAAATACGTTGGAGATTAAAATGAATGATTGTAAAGAAGATAGTATTAGGTTTCAAGATCGTTTAACCGCAGCGTTCATTGTTGTTGTGTTATTATTTACAGTAGCAGTGATTGTGAAGATTGCGAAAAAAGAGATTAAACCCATAGAAGTAAAACAGGTATCACAACAAGGAGAAATAAATGAGTGAATCAAAACCATTTCTAGTACGACTGACTCCACTTAGTCAAGAGTTACTAGCACAAGCAGCAAAAGAAAACGAAGTCACTAAGGCCAGTTTAATTAATGAGTCTATTAAAAACTATTTAGGTAAAGACATTAACAGAAGACTGGATCAGTTAAAGTGAAGCCCACTGTAAGATATGAACTACCTTACCCACCGAGTGTTAATAACTATTGGCATACGTCTGGGAAAAGGCGATATATCTCTCCAGCTGGGAAAAAATTTACCGAAGAAGTGGCAGTCAATGTTTATGAGCAAGGCTACAAACGATTCGGTGATAAGAGTTTAGGTATTAGTGTAATGATACATCCTAGATCAAAAAGAATATTTGACCTAGATAACACACTCAAAGCAATATTAGATGCATTAATGAAGGCTAACGTGTATGATGATGATAGTCAATTTGAATACATTGAGATTGCTAGAGGTGAAGCAAGGGATGGTGGCGCAGCTGTCGTCCATATTTATGAACTAGAGAAAGAGGAATTATAATGGCACAAGATAGTGGTTTTCAAGAAAAGCAAGGGGAAGTATATTGCAATATAAATCAAAACAAGAAAGAGGATTGGCATCCTGACTACACCAGTCAAATTACCTTACCTGACGGCCAACGATATTATATCGATGTATGGGACGGCATTGGGAAGAACAGCGGTAAACCATATCGACGAATACGAATTGGTAATCCTGTTACGGGTGGCAGTGCCGGGACACAAGCACCAGTACAAAATACGCAGTCAGCGAATCAGGCTGTGTCCTCAGATAACTTAAATGAATTAGAAGACGACTTACCCTTCTAATGGCTGAGACGAAAAATAAAAGTAAACCGATTCCAAGTCTTGCCGGGTATGGTGGTGTCAGAGCCTTGCAAAAGAACTTGGAGCGGTCTACGACATTAGCAGCAAACAGAGAAGCTGTTTCCTACACGCTTCTCAGTATTGCTAATACTAAACCAACAGACATTATGGAGTGGGATAGTGAAGGTAACATTAAGGTCAAAGCAAGCAAGGATATTCCTGAGCATGCATTACAGGCTATCAAGAGTATTAAGACTGTTACCAAGACCGATAAGGAAGGTAATAGTTATACAACTATTGATATTGAGCTTTGGGATAAAGTGGGTGTTTTAAGAATCTTAGCGAAAGCCTCTGGATTATTAGACAGTCCTGACGAATCAGATAAGCCATCTGTGATTGGCATTAACGTAAAAGCACCGGAGACAACAACATATTATGAAGAACCTAAACAGTCAAGCGAGACAAAAGTTTCTGAGGATAGTGAAGGAACAACAGGACAAGATGAAGGACTTTGATAAAAATACTGCATGGATTGACAAGATACTAAAAGCACCAGAGAAACATTTTGAAATTGTGGTAAAATTTGCACAAGACGCACAAAAAAGATTAGGAAGAAAAAAAGATGAGTGACCCAAAAGATGTCCAAGTTGGTGGCGACCATTATAAGCGACATGCCATTCAACCTATAGACATTATGCAAGAGTATTTATCAGACGAGGCCTATGAAGGATTCTTGAATGGTAATATCATAAAGTATGCACTACGCTGGAAAGACAAGGGGGGTGTTGAGGACTTGCGGAAGTTACAACATTATGTTGCTTTTTTAGTTAAACACATGGAGACTAAAGATGGATCTCAAACCAAAGATTGAGCAACTGCGTGAAGAGTTTGCCATGGCACATCTCAATAACTCAAGAGTCATGGAGATTATTGATTTGCTATGGAAAGAGAATCAAGAACTCAAACGCATGGTGACAATGCAGTTTAAAGACATCGACGATGAGCAATAAAAAAGAACGTAGTAAGAAAAGCCTAGCGGGTCCGGGCATTGATCTTGACTTCAGTGGCGCACTGACGACCTATAAGTTTCTACAAAGCAATGCTTTTGTCAGAGGCTTGATGGGTCCTGTAGGTTCGGGGAAGTCCTACGCGTGTGCTGCTGAAATCATGATGCGTGCCGTCAAACAAAAACCATCACCCGTTGATGGGATTAGATACACCAGATTTGTAATTGTCAGGAACTCTTATCCAGAATTAAAGACAACAACAATTAAAACATGGCAAGAGTTATTTCCTGAAAACACTTTTGGTCCGATGTTATATACACCTCCTATCACTCATCACATACGCCTACCCTCCCGAGGTGATGCCGCTGGCATCGATTGTGAAGTGATCTTCTTAG